GGATCGTGTAATTGTTATTCTAGCCATACATTCCTCCGTATGGTGGGAAGAAAGAACCTATACCAAAGTTAGAAAAATCACCGTAGTTAGATGATTTGTTTGAATTAAAATCTTGTCCATAATTTCCAACTAAACTCGCTATACCTTGTTCAATATTTTTTAATGTGCCAAGCATCTCATCTTGATTAGGGCCCGTGAGCTGTTGTCCAACTCTGTTGTAAGGGTTAGTGGTAGCAACCATAGGAGGTTCATTTGTTTCTGGTAAACCTTTCATAGAGGCGTCATCTATATTTGTGTTTGGAAATAATGGCATACCATTAAAAGTGCCACCAGTAGGAGGTGTAGTACCAGGAAGTAAATTGTTTGGATCTGCTGCTTTAGGAATATCAAACCCAGCAACACCTGTCGTATCAAAGTCTGTGTAAGCAGAGTCGGGTAAGTTTGGATTTCTTTTAAAACCATAAAGATTAGTTGCTTTAAAATCTTCATATTTCATTTCACCCGGCAAAACCACTTGTCCAAGAAACCCTTCTCTTCTTTGTCTAGCTGCTTCTAATTGCGCTTGTTTATATTGCGCTTGAATATCTTCTTCTGATCTTGGATTATCTTTATCAGGTAAAAACAACACACCCTCCTCTAAACTTTTCATACCCGGAAAACCTAAACCCATGCCGGGTCTTGGTTGTTGTAATCCTAGCCCGTAGTTTCCTGGATTTATTTTCGTGTCTTCCATACGTCCTCGTCTTATTAATTCTGGATTTTGACCTTGGTCATCTATTCTCATAGGCTGTAGTATTCCGTCTTTCATAAGGCCACCAGCTAAAGGATTTCCATATAAAGGTTTATCAATCATCGTCTACCATCTGGTCTAAGTTGTAACTTAGTAGATCCAAGTCTCCAAGCTGTGTCATTAACTGTGTTAGTTTCATATTTAATTTTAACCGCTCTACCTCTACCCCTTACATCAATTTTCTCTGTAGTGCTAGTAATAGTGCCTGTCGTACTTACGTTAGATGCGGATTGTGGATACTGTTCCAAGGTCAATGTTGCTGTCATGTTATTAGTAAGATTATCAAAGTCTGGAACTAATCTGCTAACGGACATCAACTCATCACCATCAGCAATTTCAACAGATCCAGTTGTTAAAAAAGCAGAAATAGCTGTGCCATCTGCTTGGTTATTACCTGACTCATGTTCATAAATATAAGAAGCTCCTGCAGTCAAACCTAATATAGTGGATACATTTGCTGTTACACTTGCATCATATTCTGTAGCAATTGGCTGTTCATACACATAAGCTCCAAGCCATGTTGTTCTACCTAAATTTAATGTGTACCAAGTATTTTCTAAATAATTATAAGCAACTGCTCTATCTATTTGTGTAGCATTTGCTGAAGGATAATACCAAATAATTTCATTAAAAGCGGTGTTGATACCACAAGCAATATCAGCTTTGTTCGTATAACTTAAATCATCAAAAACGTAATCCTGTACAGAACATGGCATTTTTTTGACAACACCATCATACATGTAAAAAGAATTATCGGACATCCAATAAGAACGACCATTTATTTCTACCGCTGCATGTTGCGCTATTAGTCCACAGTTAGCACCAAGTTGTCTTAGACCAAAAGTAAAAGGTGTACCAACAAACTGAATACCGTGAAGTGAGGTGTCTGTCCAAACAAGTATTTGACCTGATGATTTAACAGCACCTACTATTCTTGATCCGTCTGATATACGAAGCGAACCAGCTTCGTTTGTTGAAACGGGTGTATAATCTGTAGCGTCTTCTCGATCAGAAAATCTAAATAATAAATCATCTTGTGTGGATGCATCACCTATTGTTGTCTCTGTACCAAAAATCATTAAGTGTCTTGTATCAGTAGATACCAAACTAAAACGTGAAGTAGTAGGAGCATTAGACAAGGCTGTGGCTCTTGCAGTTATTGATCCAGAAATATCTTTTATAAATGTGCCTCCATCTAAAACAGTAGCAATTAAATCTTCACCAAAATTATCTAAAGACCAATTACGTCCTGCAACAACAACGTTTGAAGATGATCTTGGTGTATTCCAAGTACTTAAATTCCATGTTAATGTTCCCCAACCATAACCATAAGTTGAAGCAGTAGGACCTGTATTAATTTGATACACAGCATTACCTGTTCCACCACCACCTGATGTTGATCCAGAAGCCGTGCTTGTATGCGTTACTGTATAAGTGCTTGAAGAAGGCACTGTAATAACTTCAAATTCTTGATTCATATCCAATCCGTCTATTGAACTAAAAGAATTAAAAGTAACAAAATCACCTACTAAAGCGCCATGACTAGCGTCTGTTACTGTGACTGTTGTTGTACCGTTAGTTGTAAAAGGATTTGATAATCCTGATGCTGTTTCTCTAATGGGAGTAATATCGTAAACTTCACCTTCAGAATATAAATATAGTTTTCTATCAGTGCCTAAAGCAAGATATCTGGTTCCGTCCAAACCAATCCAGCTATGCGTATCACGGACCACGCCAACAATAGCTTTATTAGGATTTGGTAAATATGACCAGCCTTTCCATCTTTCAGGCTTTCCGTAGTGAAATCGAACAAAATTAGAGTCAACGTATTTACGTTGATCCCCTGCTGAATAAGCGGTGTCTTGCTTGTCAATGCCTGGTTGGAACTTTAAATCAACTAATTTCATGTTGGAGTATACTAAATTATTTATTGTTTTGTGGCAAGAATTGAGTACCTACATGACCTCTAAATGAGTAATTACCCATGTGTGTCATACCACTAGCAATATCAGCATATATTTTACCACCTATTTTTTGCCATAAACGACAAAAAGCATAGTCTTCAGATAAATATCTTTTAGTATCTGGCTCTATCATTGTATCAAAAAAAGCATAGTTCCAATCAGAATTGTCATGATATCCAAACGTTTTATCATGAGGGTCTCCTAAATGTTGATCAGATTTAAATCTAAGATGAGGATACGCCAACGCCATTTTTTTAAAAACGTTTCTTTTTATTAACATAAAACCTGTTGCACCATCTAATACTTCAATAAAACCTTTATTTACAATTACTTTTTTTGGATTTTTAATATTTAAATTGTATTGCAAGGAAGCTGCGTGTAGCTCGTCCTCTTTAATATTTGGATTGTCTTTTACTTTTTTAATAGCTCTTGTCCAATCAATGACTTTTCGTGGATATACGCCTGTTACCACATCTTCGTCTAAATCTAACATACGAAAAACTGATTGAGGATCAAAAGATAAATCAGCATCTATAAATAAAAGATGAGTATATTTTTCCTCGTCCATAAATAATTGCACCAATGTGTTACGAGCTCTCGTCACTAAAGACTCATTACCAATAGTTCCAAATTGTAATTCTACTTTTTTTTGCGAGGCTAGAGCCGTAAGTTGTAAACAGCTTTTAAAGTAATCGGCTGTAAGCATATTGCCATAGCAAGGCGTGCCAATAAAAACTTTATTCATTTTCTTTATAAAAAATATTTAATGTGTACCTGTTAGAACTGTCACCAAAAGATTGTAAGTCGGAGTGCAGTATTTTTGCACCATTAAAAAACAATGCTCTGTTTTCCACAAAACCAATATGTGAAGATAATTGATTATTGTGCATAAATCCTGTTCCGTTGTTAAAAAGTGGTTCGCCTTTTACAAATAAAAGAAAGTTAGCTACACTCCCTTTATCATCATCTACATGAAACAAAGGTTCTTTGTTATTTTCTCGTAAATGTGCACACACGGCTATTGGTTCAAGATTTCTATGCGGAAAAAAATATTGTTTAATTAATTTAAGTAAGGGATCATCACAAATACTTTTATCAAAACTATGTCGCATGCCGTATAGTTGACCCTCTGGATTTTTTACTTCCTGATATTCTAATTTTGTTACGGTATCTTGAAGAGACTTTAACGTAGCCTCATCTAAAAAATCATCAAGGTACATAACAAATTTTGTTTGTTTATTGTGTTGCATAATTATTTATAATTTTTCTTTTTCCAGATTTTATTTTTGTAAGCTCCAAATGACGATGTTATAGTTTTAAAATTATAAAAATGTACTTTTTCTACTAAACTATTATCTTTAACAATATTCATTTTCCAATTTTCTCTTTTAAAAGGAAACACTAAACAAATAGGATCGCCTTTTTTTAACATTTTTTTTTGACCTTTGCTTGAATCCCAATCCGTTAAAAAGAAAGGAAAGTTTACAAAATTTTCGTATATGTCAGTATCTACAATACCAGTAACCAGCCTAAAATCTCTTTTTTCTGTATTAAAAGGAGAGGTAAATAAACAACTATAACCTGGAGGAGTTTTTATCAACCAAGGATTAGAAAATTTAAGAGCCATAGGTATTTCATTAGGATAAACCATAGACTTACTTATTTGTTCATTTGCATGATCAGTAATACCAACATTCATTTTATTCATCCAATCATCATCGGCTGCAGCTGATTGAATACCTCTTCTTGATGGTACTACATCTAATTGAAAAGTATTTTCTTTTGGATCTGTGGTCTTTATAAACATAAAATCTATAGGAGATAAAATAGCATATCCCATCGTAACACTATCTAAAACAGGCTGACATTGTTTCACTGTCGTATGTAATATTTTTGATGAATAAATATGATTTGTTAGTTCTTTATACCAATTAGGCACAACTTTTTTTATAGGAACAGGATGTTCATCAATTAAATCAGCATATTGACTTATAAATTTTATTTCATTGTTTAGCATAATCCACCTTTAAATATTCTATTTTTTTTAACCAATCTTTTGGTATTGCTATTGCACCACCCCCTGTGATGTCTTCTTTATCTTTACTGTAAGATCTCATAATAATTATTTTTTCTTTTCCGTTATGTATCATCCAACCCACCTCTTGGCAAACGGCCAACGGAGCACTAATGACGTCCTTTATATCTAGCCAACCTGTCTCTGTATCACGGGCATCGAGCCACGTCACACGGACCATTGGTACTTTATTAATGTCAATCATCAATAGATTCTTTTTTCTTTAAATCTAAATTAAAAGAAACAGATCTTCTCTCTTCATTTGGTGTTCTAAATGGATATACGCCATGGGATAACCAAGAAGGAAACAAATATATTGCACCTACTTCAGGAGTTGCTTGATGTTTATGACCGCTAAATGTAGCAGCTTGTCCTGCATGCCAAATAATATCACCAACACATGGATAATGATCTTCTTTTGCATATTCATCTTTTAAACTTGGAGGTACTCGTAAATAAATTACACCAGATAATTGACCTTGGTGTATATGAAAAGGATTAAAGTCTCCCGACCATTGACTCACGACCCACATAGATTCAATAATCATTTTACCAACATACTCAGGTGAAATAGTATCACTAGCAGGTGGTATAGAAATATATTGTTTAACTATTTGACCTAATGCACCTATTAAAGGTTCAAATGTTTTACTTCCTAAATCTTCTTGGGGGTAACGAACTTCTTTTTGAACATTACCAGCTAAGTTCATTGAATGATCATATTTTTTAGATAGTTTTTTATCATCTAATAACTCTGTAGCTCTATCATCTAAAACTTTAATTAAGGTATCAGGTAATTTTCCTTGTAATATTGTTGGACCGAATGGTCTAATAGCATGAAATTCTACTTCAGTTGACATGATATCCCTTTCATTCTTTTTAAATATCTATTGTCATATAGCAAATATTTGCCTATAAATATAGGATTAAATACTTTGGCTTAATTACAAGGGCAGCCTCCTTGCATTATATAACAATCATGATTTGCAAAAGGAGAACATGCTAAAGAAGATTTTTAAAGCTGCCAAAAAAGCAGCTCCTATTATCGGCGCAGGACTAGGCTTTTTATATGGTGGACCTATGTTGGGTTCAGCTTTAGGTGGTGGTCTTGGTAGTCTAATTGCAGGCAAGAGTCCACAAGAGGCTCTTAAATTTGCGGCATTATCTGGACTAGCAGGTGGAGCTCTTGGTAAATTTGGTGGTCTTCAAGGCGGTCAAGGATTAGGTGGATTGTTTGGTAAAACGGCTGCTACATCAACAGCAGTACCATCAAGTGTTCTTAATGCAGCTTCGGGCGGTAATAAACTTTTGCTTAAAGATGCAATAATGAAAGGCGCAGTACAAAAACCAGGTGGTGGAAGTGTTCTTGGATCAGTAATGAATTTTGCAAAAGCTAACCCTTTAGCAACAGCAGGAACTATCGCAGGATTAACTGGACTTCTTGCTAATCAAGAAGAAGAAAAGAAATCATCACCTTATGAAGATGTATATGGTAAGGTACCGGGATTTGCTAACATAGGTGATGCACCTGTAGGTGGCGTTAATGTAATTCCTTTCTCTCAGTATGGACCTGGCTTAATGGGTAAAGCAATGGGTGGAGAAATAAATGGTTTAAAAACTTTAGGCTTAAGACAAGGTGGTTTTCCTCGTAAGAATGGTAAGATCGCTGGACCGGGAACCGAGACTAGTGATGAGATACCAGCAATGTTAAGTGATGGTGAGTTTGTTATTAATTCAAAAACTGTAAGAGGACTTGGTCAAGCAATGGGTGGTAAGGGTAAACAAGATACTAGAGACAGAGGATCAAAATTCCTTTATAGTTTACAAGATAAATATGGAGGCAAAAGATAATGGCAGATGAAATAATACAAAGGTCGCAACAAGCTCCTTATATTGAAA